ATGAGATTTATATTCATGACTTGGATTCGTATGCGGCAGGAATGCACAACTGTCTTTCCATACCATTCGATGAACTGTTGGCAAAAGGTTTCAATACCCGACAGACTGATGTTCGCCCTGCAAATTCATTGAATACGGCATTCCAACTTGTTGCCGTCATATTCCAGTTACAATCACTACAACAGTTCGGCGGTGTTTCAGCGACACACTTGGATTGGACGATGGTTCCTTATGTTAGGAAGAGTTTCTTTAAGTATTACAAGGATGGGATGAAATATTTGAGGGGTGTATCGGAGGTGGACTACCCTAATGTTGACCCTAAGGACATGTCTATCGAAGATGACTTCTATAAGACGGATATGGAGGTTTATAACTATGCCTTCAATATGACCGATAAGGAGTGCCATCAGGCAGTGGAAGGCATGTATCACAACCTTAATACACTTCAATCACGTTCTGGCAATCAGTTGCCATTCACGAGCATCAACTACGGCACATGTACGTTGCCAGAAGGTAGGTTGGTGATAAACCACTTGCTTGATACCTCAATTGAAGGTCTTGGCAAGTTCGGTAGGACATCAATCTTTCCGTGCGGTATTTTCCAGTGCATGAAGGGAGTCAACAGAAAGGCTGGTGAACCCAACTATGACTTGTTCCTTAAGGCTTTGCGTTCAACGGCGCAGAGGATTTATCCCAACTATTGTAACTGTGACACCTCAATGAATGTCTTGGAGACTGACAGAGTGGCCAAGGAGGGGGTTATTAACCATCTATCAGATGATGAGAAGGCCAAACTCATTGCCAATATTAAAAAGAACGAGTCGTTGGCAAAGGAATTGAATCTGGAGGTCAAGGATGGCGTTATCCACATTTCAAGGGAATGGTCACCGAAGGAGATTTATTCAACAATGGGTTGTAGGACTGTCAATGGCTTTGATATCAACTTCATTGGTTTGTATGAGAAGAATATCCAACATTTCATGAACGGAGAGTTTGACAAGGTTAATACAACTTTGATATCAGCACTTCAAAAGGATGGTAGGGGTAATATCTGCCCAGTCACTTTGATTTTGCCTACTTTGGCTATGGAGGCTATTGAAAAGTATAAGAAAAATCATCCGATAGAAGATGGCAAATGTTATTCAATCAACGATTTTGAGGCTGAATTCATGAAACTCTTCGAAAAGAAACTGGACGAGGCTAAAGATGGTCTTATTTCACGTTTTAAGTGGATTTGCAGTCAGCCTGACGATTCCGCCAAGTTCATGTACGAGAACAATACTATGGCTGGATATGACCCAGAAGAGGGAACGATATCCGCTTTGAAGCATGGCACATTGACAATCGGTATCCTTGGTGTTGAAGAGGCTTGCCAACTATTACATGGTGTGAGTCATTATGAGGGGATTGGTAAGAGCTTTACGGATGGGCTTATTGAACTGTATTCGCGCAAGTGCAAGGAGTATAAGGCAAAGTATCAATTGAACTTTGCAACCTATTATACCCCTGCGGAAAACCTCTGTCACACAGCCCTCAAGAACTTTAGGAAGAAATATGGCGTAATCCCCAATGTTTCCGACAGGGAGTACTTTACAAACTCTATACATGTTCCTGTTTGGGCAGATGTAGACCCATTTGAGAAGATAGACATTGAATCCAATTGGGCCAATAAGGGTCAGGGTGGTACTATTACATACGTGGAACTGCCTTCTACAGCGCAGAACAACATTGAGGCTCTGGAGACCTTGGTTAATTATGCAATGGACAAGGATATCCCTTACTTTGCCATCAACTTGCCTCTGGATTGTTGTGAGGATTGTGGTTATCAAAGCGAAATCAATGATGTCTGTCCTAAATGTGGTGGAAACAACATTACAAGGTTGCGTCGTGTTACTGGATATCTGACAGGTAACTACACCACAGCCTTTAACAAGGGGAAAGTACAAGAAACAGACCAGCGTATTAAACATGTAAAGAATTAAGGTTATGCGATATCTTAAAATAACATCCCCTGACATTAATAATGGCAGCGGTTTTAGAGTGACATTGTGGGTTGCAGGTTGTACTCATCATTGCAAGGGTTGTCATAATCAAGATTCGTGGAGTTTCAAGGCTGGCAAGGAGTTCACACAGGAAGACAAAGAACATTTGTTTGAAATCATAGAAAAACCTTACATTAAAGGCCTTACATTGTCGGGTGGTGACCCTCTGTGTTCTTATGAGGATGTATGGACGCTGGCAAAGGAAACAAAGAAAAGGTTTCCAAAGAAGGACATCTGGTTGTTTACGGGGTTCACGATAGACTTTATAAAGGAGAAGTTCCCCAATATCTTGGATTATGTTGACGTTATAGTTGACGGGCAGTTTATCAAGGCTGAAAGAGACATAACGATACCTTTTAGGGGTTCTCGTAATCAGAGGATTTGGAAACGACTTGAGAATGGTGAATGGCAAGTTGCCGACGACACAGAGTTCAATTTGAAGGAGGAAGTTTAGGCTTCCTCTTTTTTTAACTTTTTTGTCTATAAGAAAACGTGGTTTCCATTTCGCAAAAAATGAAAAATTGACTATATATTATTGATATATCTTATTAAAAATAAATGGCCAGAAAACAATATTTTGATATTAAATACCCTTTTACCAACGATGGGGCAGAAAAATATGAACTTGATTTAAACTCCACTGTCAAAGACCGTGTGGCCAGTGATATTCTGCATGTAATATTTACACCCAAAGGGCAGCGTTTGAGACATCCCGACTTTGGTACTGACTTGATTCAGTATATCTTCGAACCCAATAACGAATCGACTTGGGGTGGGGTTAAAAGTGAAATTCAGAATGCTGTTGCACGGTGGGTTGAAGGTGTTACACTCAACAACATAGAGGTGCTGACCAATGATGACGGCATGCAGATTTTTGTGCGTATCGATTACACAGTCCAAGAAGGGAAAACTTCATATAAGAACAGTATAGCAATAGAAATTTAATAACATGGCAAACAATCATATAAACTATCTTAGCAGGGATTTCGATGCAATAAGAGCCGATATCATAGCATACGCTAAAGAGAACTACCCACAACTCAGTGATAACTTTGGGAATGACACTAGCATCAGCTCCTTCATTGTTGATGCTTTGTCGGAGTGTGTTGATAATCTTAACTATCATATTGACCGAACCTTTCAGAACACTCAGTTGAACAGTGCAAATTCAAGGGAAGCACTTTTAAACATGGCCAGATTGAACGGGCTTAAGGTTCCTGGAAAGAAAGCAGGCATGTGTGAGATTCAGTTTAGGTGTGTGTTGCCTGTCAGTAATGGAGAAGACATGTCCCAACCTGACTGGAATCAAGCCCCCGTAATCCAGAGAAACTGTGTGGTTGGCACTGGCAATTTGAATTATACCATTGATGAGAATGTTGATTTTAGAGAGCAGTTCAATAAGGATGCGTTCTCAAATCGTGCTTATTATCCAAGGCGAAACGCCAATGGTGCTGTGACTGGTTATACTGTTACGAAGTCAACTATTGCAACGGCAGGACAGAGGAGGGTTTATAAGAAAGTCCTGTCCGAGAACGATGTTGTGCCGTTTATGGAGTTTATTCTACCAGACTTGGATGTGATGAATATTGAGTCTATCATATTTAAGTCAAGTTCAGATTTAAACACGACTCCTGAAATATCGGAATATTATGTTGATGAGGAGCAGTATCAGTACAAGAAAGGTGCAGTTACCACATATAGGTATTTCGAAACCAATTCTCTTGTTGACCAATGGAGGTGGGGTGCTGTTGTTGACAAGAAAACAGCAAGCGGCGAGATAAGTGAAAAGGAAAAGTACAACCCAGAGTCTTATGTAGATTACAGCGGTGGTACGAGATATTACAGGGGTGAATGGAAACCTCTGAGACAGAAATTCATTACTGAGTTCACTGATAATGGCTATTTAAGAATTACTTTTGGCCCAGGCGTAGAATATAAGACACCTTCGGTGGATGCCAGCAACTACGCAAAATACAGGATGACAGAAGTAATGAACAACGACATGTTAGGTGTCCTGCCAAAGGTGGGATGGACAATGTATGTCCTTTATAATGTGGGTGGTGGTGTCGATACCAATGTTGCCCAGAATGCCATTACGGCCATCAAGTCCATGCAAGTGGATTTCCCAAGCATGCAAAACAGCGAGAATAGGAGTGATATTTTGCGTTCAATTGCAGTTACTAATACGACGCCATCCATTACGGGTAAGGATGTTCCAACAATAGAGGAACTGAAATATATGATTAAGTATAATACTGGCGCTCAGGATAGGTGTGTTACGCTCAAGGACTATGAGATAAGGGCAATGATGATGCCCCCCAAGTTCGGAGCACCATTCAGATGTTCTGCCATTGAAGAGAACAATAAGAGTGTATTGAATGTTCTTGGGATGGACAATACGGGTTTTTTGGAAAAGGGTCTGCCTAACA